TGGCACCAATGTCTAGCACAACAGTAGTTCCCGGTGCAAAGGTGCCACCATCTCGCTGGAACACATTCAACTGGTTTAGGACATCTGAGGTCTTCTGACCACCAATGGCTGTGTTTGTAACGTCCTCGCCAAACAATTGCTTGGCAAGTCGAGTCTTCTCATCTCCAGCCATCCAACTAGCGCCAGCCAATACACCGCCGCTCAATTCGTTTGGCTTCTTTGCGCCTTGGTTGCTGACAGAATAGTCTTGCATCCGCTTTAGTGACTTGTCAATTGACTCACCGCCTTCGGCCATGCGTGTAAGTCCACCTTTGGCATAAATGTCTGGCAACTTAATTGCAGGGCGTTTAATTTTTGAGTCTGTTTGGTTCAAGTTGTCTAAAAATGAATCAGTCCCAGACTCTTGGTAAATCTGAGGCTCAACCATGTTTTTGTGCTTCTCAAGTTCTTTCTTCAATGCCTCAATATATTCCTCTTGGGTGTAGCGTGGGAAATCCTCACGCAACTCTAGCCTAGGGAAAAGTTGAATTAAGTTAGATTCTTGCCCCTGTTTGGCAAGGGCGCGGTTACGATGTCTGCCCTCATGGTATGCAATATAAGGGGCATCACCATCTTTGCCTATCCCAAGGTAAGGCACATCAGCAAAACCTCCCTCAATGTTCTTGAGAGTGGCTAGGTACTCTTCCAAAGTCATCTCAGACATGGATGGGTCATGGAACTGACTGCCATATCCTCGATATTCCATTGGTGCCTCAGAACTTTTTGGGATTGGGGCTGCATACTTTTCAAAGTCTTTAGGGTTCATGGTCATCAATGCCTTTGCATTGTCACCACCAAAAGCCTCTTTGAGAGCCTCTTCTTGATACAACTTCTCAAGGTTAGGTATTTCATCAGCCGCACGCTCAACACGCCTTGCGCCGTAGTCGCCCTTGTTCTTACGGATGGCTTCTTTGACACTGCTGATCTTGCTGGGAATGATGATGCTTGGCGCGGCCTTCTGGGCCTTCGCCATATCCTTGGCCTGCGCCAATGCGCCAGTCACACCCTTACCAAGTTTGCGGAGGTCAGCCATATCAGTCCTTATGCAGAATACGGGTTCACCCGCTTCGGTTGGGTGAACTCTAGATAATCGTCGTCATTATCAGGGGGTTCGGGATTGATGTCGAGCCAGTTCATATCTTTCAATAACCGAATCGCTTGCGTTGCGCTATCGACATAGTCGTCATGGGCGGCGTCGGGGAAAGCGCATATCTGGGACAGGAAGCCCTCGGCCCAACTCCTGACATAGCCCTTGTGGGTGTCGGACTCAGGCAACCAGACACGGCCAGTCGCAAAGATGCTAGCGGTGATCTGGAGTCTCTGCATCTTGTCTGCCCTGCCGGGGTTGTAGGCACGCACGGGCAGGTGGGCATAGCGCAACTCTTGGATCAGGGATATGCCTGCCGCCTTGTCCTCCACGAGGATCAGGTCTGGCCGCTTGGCATCGCGCCCCTCACCATAGGACACACGCCACTCCTCTAGCACCTTGGGCTTGAGTTTGGGGAAGGACAGGTGTTCAGCCCAGCAGTCTATGAGTAGGACAGACATCGGCCCATCCATTGGCTTGAACACGCCCCATGTCGTCATGGCCGTCGGGTCGTTGTGTTCCTTGTCTGAGAAGGCGCAGTCATAGGACTGGACGATGTACTCAAACTTAGGGAAGGGCTTGTGCCCGGGCCATAGTTTGAACATATCGCGGGACACCACCTTGCCGTCTTCGAGGTCGATGATCTGGCCCATCACCTCCTGCTCGTACAGTTTGGAGCCACGGTAACTCTCCAACTGCCGCTGGAATGCCTTGTCTAGGTTCTTGGCGTTGTCGAAGGTGCTGGCGCGGGATACCACAACATCGTCGCCTTCCCTGCCCACCAGATCGAGGATCAAGTCTTTGGGGCGCGGTGTCGTGGTCACAATGACACGGGGCTGGCTGTGGGGCTTGTCGTCGGGCTTGATACGCAGGCCTAGCATCATGTTGTCCCACGCCTCGTTGGGGCCAAGGTAGGTGAATGCGGCCAACTCGTCGCACCACACAAAGGATGAGTTGATGCCGCGCAGGCGGTCATATGAGTCCGCTGACACGCCCCTAATTTTGGAGCCATTGGTCAGTTTGATGAGGTGATCCTGCTTGTTGTAATCCAAGACCAAAGCCTCTGGGATGCAGGCGAGCAAGCCAGACGGCCCCTCATAGCAAGTAAATTTCAAGTCCCCAGAAGTCGGCGCCAGCACAATGCTCATAGTCCCGGGATGAGTCCAGGCCCACCACCACAAAGCCTCGGCTGCCGACCTAGTTTTGCCGGCCCCCCGTCCAGCAAGCATCAAGAAAATTGAATAATCTATATGCAAGTCCGGGGGGATTTGATAGGGATGGGCCTGGGATATCCACTGGGCATGGGCAACAAAAGCGATGCGATTATGCTCTGGCAGAGTCTCAAACTCAGCCACAGTCTGGTCATCAAGCAGGTCAGCCAGCACGCTTGGTCATCTCCATGTTGCGGATGATCTCAAGGAACTTGTGGGCGGTTGTATCCTCAGTCTTGATGGCCGCACCTCCGTCAACCCCCTCGATGGCAACCCTATCCCCATATTTGGTGGGATGAAACTTAGCCAACAACTTGAGCCGGGTCTCAATCCGCAACTTGCGGTGACCGAGCATATCCTCCACGGTCGTCGTCACCCCCTTGTCGGTCATAGTCTGCACTTGCCCAAACTCCATGTTGTCAGCAATCTGCAGGCATTCCTCGGCGATGGCGTCATAACCAATATCGCGGGCGCGTGCGATGGATGCGGAAAGGTCGGGGTCTTTACCCATCCAATCGTAAACAGTCCTCCATGCAGGAAAGCCTTGGTTCTCTCTACATATCTGTCTAAGTGGTATTCCCTCACTTAATTGCTCACATATGATCCTTGCTATCTTAGGGTCATAAGAGGAGGGTCTGCCTGTTTTAGGCTTTGTTTTGGGTTCGGGGGATTTTTTTGGGGCGGCTGCACCTTGAGCCTTTGCGGCCTCAATAGGTTTCTTAGCAGTCTTTTTAGTTTCAGGCATGACCCTTAGTCCCCATAAGAAGTGAATGATTGCCGAAATCGATTCGCTTTTGGGTCGCTATTGGGTTGTTGGGCTGATTGCCAACATAGCATTGATTCTACTACAGATAAGCACAAAAGAAAATACCTAGTCTTTCCTAGGAGTCAGAGTTTGATATGGCGACCTCCTCGCCCATGTAACCGAATCGGTTTTGATTCGCTATCGGTTCACTATTGATTCACTTTTTAGATGAAGCATATGGTAATGACAAAGAGAATGAATGACAAGCCCCCTAACATTTTTTCCCAAAATGGCTCTTCATAATATTCTTGTTGGCTAGGCAACCCCCTCATCATTTCATCTATTTCTTGCCTATTCATCCTAAACCTCCTCAATGGTGATCTTGTACTGCTTGCCATTCCGATCCTCAACCATGATGGTCTTCTTGGTAGAGGCAAATGAGCCACTAGGGTCGGTGTCATACTGAGTCCGACCAACACTTGAGAGCATCCTTTCGGTGTCATTGAATTTCAAGTTGTGCTGAATAAGGTGAGCAATGTAGTCACAGTAGGCAATCCTTACCTTTGGCAGATTGTCAAAGAAGTTCTTAACTATTGTGTCCATGGTTTCAAAATGTGTCATATCAATTCTCCTTGTAAAACCGATTCGGTTATTTGTTTACGAAACTTTAAATACACTTTGGATGGGTGACCTAGTCATGGGGCTTACCCTCCATTTTGAGGTGAGCCAACAACTCATGCAAGGCAAACTCCTTGGTTGGGTAAGCCTTGATGAAGTTCTCTATCTCATTGAGAACATAGTCATAGCCACTATTGAACCCCTTGATGTACTCTGACATGGTTGTCTCTGACATGGTCATGCTCCTATGTTGTTGTAATAGCCTCTGTTGTGGATTCTGACCTTGATACAAGTTGGGTAGTGTGCAATGACCTCAACATCAGTCATGCCCCCTACAAACCATGTAATGGAGTCAACTACATCCTCAATCTGATCCTCATCCTTTAACTCAAGGACTCTCTTGATTGGGTACTTCCAATTGGTTTGGTTCTTGACTCTGTTGAACCATTCTTGCTTTTGCTCTTGGGTCAACTCAGCCCTCTTAGCCCTTGGCTTGAACTCTGATACATCTACAAATGTCAACATGGTCTGCTCCTTAGATGAATTGGTATTGGTTAGGGAACTTGGAATC